CGACACATGGAGAATTTTTGGAAATAAAAACGTAGAAGCACTAAAAGGTTTTAAACCAACAGAAGAAGCCGTTACTAATGCTAAAGAACTGTTTAAACAATTAGCTATAAAAAGAACAGGCAAAACAATGACAGACCAAGAAGCTGCTTATCAAGTAGACAGGCTTATAGAATCAGCTAAACCACAAAATAAATTTTTAGTAGAAGGATCTACGGTGCCTTTAATTAATGATGAAACAGGATTTCTTAAAGATATCGCTATTAAAGACTGGAAGCATGCCCAACTGCCTTTGAATAAAGTTATGGGTGAAATAACTAAAGACGGAGTTCCTTTAATAGGTAAAGACAAACTTACTCCTAGAAAAGTTATTGAAGATTTGTTTGGTAAAGTAGATGATGCCTCTTCTACGGTGTTATCTTCTTTAAATAATCTATCTATCATAAGAAGAAAGCATGAATTCTATGGAAATTTCTATGACCAATTCTTTGGAAAACAATTATTTAATACAAGAAGAGAAGCAGCTCAAGTATTTGGTGAAAAAAATGTTGGAGAAAAAGTTATTAGTATGAATCAAACAGGGCACGGCGGTAAACTTTATATAGGTGATGCTGTTAATCCTCTTGATGGAAAGTGGACAAGTAAGGGTATTCAAGATGCACTAGAGGGAACAAATAAAAATTTATTTTCCTGGACAGAAGATGGAAACTTATTTTCTAATTTATATAACAACCTTATTTTAT